TGTTTTCATAATAAAAACGCACAACCCAGGAAGAGGAATCCGTCCCCCGACCACTGGGCTGTGCGCTTTTTTGTAAATGTAGGTGAGATGATATTTACAAGGTTGGGGGATTTTTTTTGCCTCCCCCAGGGCAAATTAAACAGCTAAATGAAGCTCCTTACTTCCGTACTCAAAGATTTCTTTTGCTTCCTTTTTAGCTTTCTTTCGGTACTCTTGGAATTCCTTCCACTCGCTTTCATGTTCTTTCAAACCATCTTCGCTTAAGTAGTTGCAAATCAATGCTTCAACCTTTGATTGCGAATACTTCTCACGAATGAGTTTTTCAAGAACCTTATCGTACCCCCATTCTCCAGGTTCGAGTTGTAAGAACTCACAAGTAAAAATACCTTCTTTTTCCTCGATGAAAGCCGAGAATGAGACAACAAGCAAGCCATATTGACGTGAAGTCCAAACTCTTACAGGCTTTGTTAATTGCGTTATTTTCATACTTTTTTAATTAGAATTGACACACAGGCAGAACCTGTATTCTAAAGTTATTACTATAATTATAATTCACTTCAAAGCACTCAGCTTCTTTTGTCGTTGGTGATTTTTGCTCGACACGAAGCGAACGCACACCAGTTACTCTTCCAAAGTTTACACGTTGCGAAGAAGTCCAAAGTTCAGGTGTATTTTTCACACCATTAGAGTTCACCGTGAAGCTCATCAAAGAGAATATACCATCTCTAATTGCTTGTGCAAATATTCCGCTTTCCGCTTTCAAGAATTCCTCTGCAATATAGATAGCTTCACCAACTGCAGGCAAATACCATTCGTGCGCCTTAAAGGCTGCGTTGAGGCTTTCATTATGTCCCTTTAATCCAGGCTCAAAAGCATAGCAAAGTGAGTATGCTGGATAATAGTAAGCTGCTATACTATTATCTACATCGTTATTATTTTGAGGACGATGTATGTTCATCAGAGAAAGCAAGTTATTATATTCACTTCCAACGCTATTTGCAACAGGTATAGGCAAATTGATGCCACTGTCTTGCAGAATCACATCACGATGCTTTATTGTAAGCAAAGTGTCTATTTTTCCTACAGGTAGTTTTTCACCTGCTCGATGATCTAGCGTATCAGATGCTAGAAGTGACAAACCATCATATCGTCTAGCTTCAGCTTCTGAGTTGATTTGCTTCACGCCTGGCACAAAATGCACAGGATAACTTGGTTTGTCTGTAAGCTGCACATTTGAGAATGGTGCTCTGAACGAATCTATACCTGCGGTGTCTCTGATTTGCTCCAAAGACAAGATTCGTCTGTCGTTTTTGTCTTCTGAGATGTAATAGCAAATACCTACAACAGTTAAATCCTTTCGAAGTTTATTTGAGAAACTTCCATCGCTATAAACGTAGTCACCAAGTGCTAATCCTCGCTCATAGAAGCCTACAACTTCAGTTGCATTTAAGATCGTTCCATCAGTTAAATGAGCAGTCACTTTCACCTGTGCTTCAGGCTTTGGCAAATCACTTTCATTGCCCACACGTCTTACTTTTAGAACACCTTTATCTTCGTCTATTGTCGCAAAGTTGTTTTCAGAAATGCTCCAACGCAAAGACTTGATGTTATTTCCACGCTCTGGTCGAACTTCTGCGTAAAGCTGAACATCTTTAGGCGATGCAATGTAAAGCTCACCACTGATGTATATGTTTGTCACAGCGAACTTCTCATAAGATATATAAAGCTTATTTGATTCATCGTCAATGTCGCCCCAGGCTTTCACAAACGCACGCTTTTGTTCATACGTTATCTTCACATTTGAAGTGAAGGTGATTTTACCAGTTACGTTTGCACCAACTTCTGCAAGTTTAGCGATAAACGCTACATCAGAGGTTGTAAAATCAACTCCTCCAAGGGTTACATTTGAAAGCGGAGCACCTGCCTTATATATCTTTTGGAGCAATTCCAATCCATTAATTTTAGGACAATTTGCGAACTCGTAGGTGTCGATATTTGAAATGCCTGCAAGTTTTAAATTCTCCTCTTTGAGCGAGGTTAAGCCCTTTAGCTTAAGTGTGGTAATACTTTCAGGTAGGACCAACTTTGTAAGTGAACTGTTTTCTGGCATTACAACACCTTTTATAGGTGTGCCTGAAAAATCAACTTCTTGAAGAACACCACTTGAAAGATTGATGAGGCTTCGAAGATTCACAACGTTTCGAACGATTACCTTTTTAAGCATTCCGCACTTTGAGAGGTCGAAAGACACGCCTCTCTCATTGGTGTTTGGCTTTTCTTCAGAGTAGTTCATTATCAGTTCCTCAAGTGATTTTAAAAGTGTCATGTTCTGGTCAAATTTAAAATCACCTAAACCCTCTAAGCCATGATATATTACATCTCCACTTGCCTTTGTAGAGTATGTTTTTAAGTCAGTGATCATGTCGGCATCGTCGATGTCGAAAGTAGCATCTTGAGGATTGGTAAAACCAAAAGGCAAAAGACCATATTCACCCTTTATACTTCTTACAGTAGAGAAGTTGTTTGCACCCCATTGTACACTCGCATACATAGGTGAATAATGCTTTATTGCTAAACCTTTTCCAGTTTCATACAAACGCAAACGCAAGTTGTTTACAACGCTAGAACCACAACAGTATTTGCTATCTAAATAGCGTGAACGCTTCGTTAAGAAATATTCCATTAGCTTAAGTTTATCACCATAAGCTTTTGTGAAATGTCCAGTATTAGCATAACCCATTGCATCTGCATTGTAGAGGTTTTCACACCATTTTTTCCAATAGTCTTGGTAGCGTTTAAACATGTAGGTTGCGTTCAATCCTGCATCTCTCATAGCCTTATACATCGTTGCAATATCATCGCTCCAACATTCGTGAATCAAGTCAATTAAGCCTGATAAGCGTCCATTAAATACAGGTGAGAAACCTGATGTAAGTTTAGGCTGCCATGCGTTATTGTCGTTATCAAACACTTCTCCCTGGATGCCTTCTGTTTCACCAGTTAATGGGTTGAATGCATCGTTCCATTCTGCCCAATACTTAAAGGCTAAAACACCAGAGTTATTGAACATGCTTTGTGAGTCTGTATCACGTTCAAAGAGACGTGCAGTCGCCTTTCGTACACTTCCATCTGTATTCAATTCTATATCGTCAAATGCAATACTCATGTTTTTGTCGAATGAGTCCATTCCAATAATGAACTGATTAAAGATGAAATAGAAGATCGCATCTACCTTATTCAAATAGTCTTGATGAGTGTTCACAAATCGAGCCTTTCGATATGATGGTGTATCTTTGGTATAACGCACACCATTGTATGTAACTGCAGTTTCCAATGTGCGATATTCTCCATGCTGCACCTTATATCTTTCTGCTAAGTGAGGATTGCACGAAACTACCCAGTTGTGGAATCTTTTAATTACCGCTATCTCTTTATTTGCTTCTGCGATATTGTCTGTTGCAGACTTCACAGCACCAAGTTTATTCTTTTTATTCACTGGCGATTTTTTAGGCACACGAGCATAGTAAATAGGTGACTTACTACTTGTAGCATTGCTTTGTACTACGCTACCACCATCAAGTGAAGCATCTGTAATCTCACGATTAAAGAAGTTCACGTTCTCGTCTACCTCCCATATTTGCGCTTTTTTATAGTCCTTTGCAGGGAAGCCCATAAAACTTGCACTATACTTGTTATTTATCAAGTTATAGATAGATAGGAACACAGGCGACTTGCTACCTGATGAGCTCGTTTTGCGAAAGCCTATTTCAGGAAATCCGCTGAGGCTCTTTCTGAAAGTAACAGGCTTAGAACTCTCCGCTTGCGCTCTTTGAAAAGCTGTATACAGGTCTGTGTTTGTCTTCGCAGCATTTAGCAATATCTCTTGGAAAAGATTCATTGCTAAAATATTGAAGATGCCTTCAGAACTTGCAAAGTTAACTTTATGTACAACTTCTTTTTCTCCTTGCTCAACGCCTGGTGTAATCGAATACGAAGTACTCTTTTCGTTTGAGTGTTCAGGGTCTAGTGTAATTTCAACTGCGCTGCCATCTCCATTCTCGAAAATTTCTGCCCAATTCTTGTAAGGTGAAGGATAGCCATTTGACGATGTACCATCTGCATTGAATAAGTGAGCTCCAACTTTAAATGGTGCGCAGGCATTTCCATCAGTTGATTTATTCCAGGTTGGATTCAAGAACTCTGTAGCATTAATCGCTACATTTGGATTGTTCTTATTGTAAGGCAGTTCGTCGATATTCCAAATCGCAATAGGAGTAGTTGGAAGTGCTTTCTTCACCTTATCAAATGAGATAATCTCATCGGGATTGTGAATGTCTCCAGATGTGTTCAAAATATCGTTTCTTCTTGCAATTGAAATTTTACCAAAGCGCACAAAGCTTCCACCATTGTACACATCCTCGATGTCTGGAGTGTCATAAGCAAAGTTATCTAGCACCTGCTTAAAGTTAAGTGCTTTGTCGTATATTCGAATTGAATAAAGCTTAACGTCTGCTTGCTCACTTCCAATGGTGAGTTCTTTTGCTACTCCTTGCTTCCAACTTGCACTGGTGTAGTCGAACATACGCACAATGACGCCATTAATGTAAAGATAAGCGAGGTTCACATCTTTTTCAGTGACGCTACCACCGCCAAGATTGTTGCGTGTGTGCGTTGTAGTACCATCTATCACAAAGCTCACTTTTACTCTAGAACCTTCAGGGAAATAGGTTGTAACGCTATCTGTTGCGCATCCAAATTCTATTCTACCTGGATAAATTCTAAAGCCTACTCCTGCATGGAAGCATTGTGCAATAATTGCACTTTCGTTACTACATACACCACTTTCAAGTTCAAGTTCAATTGTTCTGCCTTGCTTATTACCATTTGCTCCAATATCGGTTGCAAAAGGCAAAAAGTCTTTAAGCGTTACACTTTTACCTGCCTTTATAGTTAAGCCTTGACCGTCCAAAAAACCGTTATTTTCATCAAGAACGAAGTTTTCACTTCTTACTAATCGTGAAGTTTGAACACCTTTATATAGAGATGTTATATTTTGCGCTGAAAGGTCATTATTTGCTCTACCACGCATAGGTATATACACCTTACATTCATCTGCAGCAACAATAGAAATACCAATTGTTTCGACTTCAATTCTTCGAGTAACTGAAAGCTGTCCTACAGAAATAACCACATCGACGAAAGGCAAATATCTATTGTCATCAAGTGTAATATTTACACTTTGCAAGCCTGATGACTTATCAAGCTTCAGCGTTACTTCTTGCTCCAATAGGTCTAAAGTTTCACCATTGAACTTAAGTTGCACTTTTACTCTTGCTTTGCTACCTGCATCATCATCTGGTAGATAGAAGAAATAAGGAATATTCACAACACTAAACTGCTTCACCTTTCCAACAAATCCTTTACCAAGTGAGAGAGCAGCCTGACCATTTCCGTTCTTCACACCCTTAATATAAGTCGTTGTAAGCGTTTGAGTTCTAAGCCCTAATTGCTTATTTTCTGCCCAAATGCTGATATTATGAGCTCCAAGGCTATACTTTTCTAATTCGTCGATGATAAATTCACCACTTGAATTATTGATGCTTTTAGTGTATGTGTCTGCTCGTTTGCCGTCTTCAACACGACAATAAACGAGGGCTTCAACACCTCGTGAATTAACACGCAAAGACCATTTGCCTGATTGAATAACACTTTCATCATAAGAGTTGTCGAACGATAAAGCAATATTATAGGTTTTGATGTTAAAAAGGAATTCTTTTCTTGCTCCATGCGAATTACTTACAACAACTTTTACTTTGTTGGTTTCTTCCTTTAGGTAGTCGCTCAAATCAAACTCATAAGTATTCGCTTGCGCTGTTCCACTTGCCTTTAGAACTTGTGTAAGCTGCGCAATCTCTACACCGTTAATTTCTACAGTTGCTTCACCATCTGCAGTGTCTTTTTCTGCTGGGTTGTCTCCCCAATAGCAATTGTAAGATAGTGCAAGGGTATTTCTTGAGCCTTGCGCCATTGACGTTGCAGGATAACGTGTTATCACAGTGCGAAGTGTATAGCTTTCTTCTGGTTTATTTGAATAAAAGCTAAACTCTTTTAGAACTTTATCTCCATACAAAGTTCTATCGCCAAACCATTGTGTAAAGGCTTCTTCATTTGCGAAAAAGCGCATGGTTTGCAAACCACCTTCTCCACTTTCAATGTTGAGATAACCAAACTTATCAGAGCCAAGTTTACTCAATTGATGTTTAATAAATTCCTCAACTCGACTGCCTTTAAAACCCTCCCATGATGTTGTAAGGGTTTTTATTTCATTGTCTATTGCTTTTGCCATACTACTTCCAAGTATCGTTATTTAACCATTTATTTTCGCTTTTCCAAGCACCAGAACCAAAGCAGCTCTTTACCATTTGCCATATAAGATGTGTGCCTTGCATGATCCTTGAAACAGCCTTTCGACCAATTTCTACTGAACCAATTTCTTTATTATTTAATCTTATCATTGATCATCCTCCAATATAAGATAGCACCTGTCATCTTCGATTTTCTTTTCACGCACAAGGGTGTTGTATTCTTCCTGGGTGAGCACCTTTGCTTTGAACTCTTCTCTCTTGAGTTCAAGTTATAAATGCAACTTTTAAAGAAAAGGATTAATAGCTGCATAAGTAATATTTTTTTCAGAGAGAAA